ATGCCCCCAATGCGGTGCCGGTCGCTTCTATGCGGTGATCACGAACAACGTCTATGAGAACCAGACGGTGCGGAAGCGGCAATGCCGCGAGTGCCGTCATGTGTGGTTCACGGTCGAGGTGCAGGTGAGCCGGTATGCCATCGGTTACAGCCACGACCACATGAATAAGCCGGTGCTGCGGGTGCCGGTTGAGCTGACAGCGGAAGTGACTCCCGGCGGCCTGGCTGACGCGCCGGATGAAGAACTGTGACAAACACCTAGCAGACGCTGCGGGCGGTGTCCGATACTGTGCGCACGGCCGACGAGGCCGACACCCACCCACCCACACCCATGCTCACCGCCACTTTCCTGGTGATCTGGAAGCTGCTCCTACCGCTGCTGGTGCTGGTCGCTCTGATCGACTGGCTGACCGCTTCCACCGATCGCCGCGCTCTCATCCTGCGTCGCGCTGGTCTCAGCCAGCGGCAGATCGCAGACCGCCTCCACCTCACCCGCTACCGCGTCCGCAGGGCGCTTGCATCATGACCCCGAACCCACTGATGAATCGACTGGCCGCCATGGTGCTGATCGCCATGGTCTACGTCGCCGGTGCTTCTACAGGTCACGACCAGGCAATGCAAGCGCATTCCCAGCACCCCGCCTGCCATCCGAACCTGAAGCCATGACTGAGCGCCGCTTCTACTTCCAGATCCGCAGCGCCAACATCATCGAGGCGATCATGGCTGAGACCTTGACCGAAGCCAAGCAGATTGCCGAGCGCGATGGCTGGCTGCCGTGGTGGTCTGAGATCGAATGGCTTAACCCTGAACCTGCGACCCATGAGTGACACGATCGGCGCCATGCTCCCGTGGGCATGGCATGAGGAACCAGACGACAGCAAGCACGGCGAAGGCATCAGCCGACCGCGCCATGGTGCCCGCACCCGCGAATTCCGCGTGATCGTGCGCAAGCCTGGCGCGCAGCCGATGGTCTGGATCACCCAGGCCGAGACCAAACGCCACGCGTTGCGGTACGCGCAGAACCGCTGGCCTGGTGCTGCGGTGGAGGTGCTGGCGTGAGCGACCGCGAATTGATCGATCGCCTGCTATTCCTTGCCAAGACTGCTGTGTACCAAGCACTCGACCTTTGCTACGACGATCCTGATGATTACTTCATCTATCGCGAGCTGAAAGAACTCGAGGCCTTCATTGCTGACAACGACGACCACCCATCACTGACCGCTGAAGAGCGGAATCCGAGCCTGCGATGACCCATCCAATCACCCCACCGCCGGAGCTGGTGCTGCAGTGGGAAGAAGAAGCTGTGCGTGAGCGTGACTACAACGCCCACTTGGCCACCCGCGCCGCCCAATGGGGAGCCGACCAGGAGCTTGAGGCGTGCTGTCACTACTTCACTCATGATCTTCGGGAAAGCCTCGCGGCTGAACTCCGCGCCGCCCGCCGCCCCAAGCCGCCGAGCTTGAAGAAGCAGGCGCTGCTGGGTTTAAGTCGCATTGAGTCAAGCGGAGAGTATTTATCTGACGGCATGAAAGATCTCGCCACCATCCGCCGCGCACTGGAGCAACTTGATGACTGAACAACCCACTAACTGCATCACGTTTCACGAATCTGGCTACGAGCCAGGCAAAGAAGTCATCCGCCTCGACAAAGAAGGCTTCCACTACCGGGGCCAGTTCATTGCCGATGTTGGTGAAGCCCACCGCTTGATGGTGAAGTTCCTCAGGCAGAATACCCATCCCGAGTTGCAGGGGCCGACAGATGAGGAGCTGTGGGAGCTTTACGACGACATGGGCGGAGACCCAGAAGACTCTGCGTGGTGTCTTAACTATGCCCGCGCCGTCCTTGCCCGCTGGGGCCGCCCCACCATCGAGCAGCAGCAGGAGGCCGACCGTGGCTGACCTCTCCCCCGCCGCGCAGGCGGTGTTGGATGGCTTTCGTGCTGTGCCAAGTCTCATGCATGGGCCGTCCATTGCAGGTGCCCTGCGAGCTGCTGTTGAGATCTACTTGGAAGAGGGAAACGGTGAAGGGCCTCAGTGGTTCCTCGCCATCGCCTCCGACCTGGAGGGTGTCAATGACTGACCGCCAACTGATAGACCGCTTGCTGTTCTTGGCTCAGACCGCTGTAGGCCAGGCGCTGGACCTGAACTACGACGACCCCGAGGATTACTTCATATACCGCGAGCTGCGAGAGCTGAAGGATGCTGTCGCCGAGCTGGAGGGTGGGCAATGACCGACCACATCCGCGCCAAGCTCGAAGCCCTGATCAGCGACTCGAGCATGTTCAACGCCGGCCAGCTCGAGGAACGCCGCCGGCTGCAGCTGCTGCTGACTGCTCGCATAGACGAGCTGCGCAGCGCGCCTACCGTGCCGCATGTCAGCTCAATCTGCGCTGAACTGCTCAGGATCCGTCAAGCCCTCGAACCATGCTGAACCGCATTCAACTCGACCAGCAACGTGCCGACATGCTCGATGCGCTTTACCAAGCCAGCGGTCGCACCTGCAGCACATACACCGGCCTGTGGCAGGAGTTTTGTGGAGACATCGCCGCCAACTTTCGCGACACCGATTACGCCGACCTGCACGCTGCCTGCGTGCTGGCGATTGGTGAATCCGACAGCCATTTGGCCGATAAGCACGCGCAGCAATGCATCGCGATCTGCCGGCAGTTTCTGCTGCGGAGCAAGTGGCTGTGACCGTTGAACTGATCCACTGCACACCTGACGCCGAAGCGTTGATCGTTAAGATGGCGCGCGTCAGCAACCCATCGAACGCTGACAACCTGGCGACAGCGCCGAAGTTGCTGCGTTACCTGATCCGCCACGCGCACTGGTCACCATTCGAGATGGCTAGCTTGTGCGTGAAGATCGACACCGAGCGCGACATCGCCGCTCAGATCCTGCGGCATCGATCGTTCAGCTTCCAGGAGTTCAGCACCAGGTACGCGACCGCGCAGGAGCCGGTCATCCCATCGCTGCGGCGCCAAGACACGGCCAACCGGCAGAACAGCATCGACGACCTGCCGGCCGAGCTGACCGCTGAATTGCGCGATCGCATCCGATTCATGTTCGGCGCCACATCGAAGCTGTACATCGACATGCTCGAGGCTGGCGTGGCCAAGGAGACGGCGCGGAGGATCCTGCCGCTCAGCACCCGCACCACGCTCTACATGCACGGCACGCTGCGCAGCTGGCTGCATTACCTGCAGGTCCGATGCGCGCCGGAGACCCAGTTGGAGCACCGGCTGGTAGCCGACGCGTGTCGCGCGATCTTCACCGAGCAGTTCCCCACTATTGCCGAGGCCGCCTTCCATGGCTGATCTGGTCAATCATCCCGATCACTACCGCCAGGGCGAGATCGAATGCATCGATGCGATCCAGGCGGCGCTGACGCCTGATGAGTTCCGCGGCTACTGCAAGGGGAACATCCTGAAGTACGTCTGGCGCGAGCGTCACAAAGGGTCTTTGGAATCCTTAAAGAAAGCCCGGTGGTATCTCGACCGTCTTATCGGCACCATGGATCCATGAATCTCCCAGGGGTGACTCTGCTCGAACGCTGGGCGTTGCGGCTGCTGCACCGCAGCCCGCGGATCAGCTTGGTGATCGTCAAGCCAATCGACACCACCCTGCTGAGCTGGTCACTGCTGCCATCGGATCCGGTCGCCTGCGCCATGGCTGATCAGCTGGACATGGGGATCCTCGACGACGATGAGCCGCTGTCGATGCAGCTTGAGCGGATCTATCACCAGCCCTCTTACGGTGAACGCGAGTGATCAGCTTGTACGCCGGCCGTCTGCTGCTGGTGTGCACCTGCAGCTCCCGCAACTGGTGGGCTCATGTCGTGCTAGGTCCTAAGCCCGAACTGCAGATCAAATCCGACACTGGCACCGTGCATCTGCCGACAGCGCTTGTGCGCGCGCAATCGGTCTATCGAATGGCAGTGACACAGCTGCGACCTGAAGGTGCCCCGCGCATGTGCTGGGACTGCCTTCAGTGGGATATGCGCATCCAAGGGTGCGACCTGAACCTGCCGGAATCGAAGCGCACCGGCGGCCGATATGCGCCACGGTGTGAGATGTTTCAGCCATGCCGCGCGAATGGGTGACCGCCACGCGCGCGCCGTGGTGTGTGTTGATCCACCAGGCACTGATGGCGATCGATCGGCACAACAGTCTCTTTTTCCAGACAGGCGACCGTTGGCACCTGCAGCAAGCTGAACGGCTGCGGCACTATGTGACCGAGCTGAAGGACTGGATCAGCAGCCATGAGCGAGCCGCAGGTTCTGAGCCGCACTGATCGCGACGGCGGATGGATCGAGACGCTTGACCCCGGCAACGGCGGCGAGCTGTACTACAGGAGCTGCGCCAAGGGTTACTGCCGGTACTCGAGCGACCTGTGGCAGGCTGAGCTGTATCTGAATCACTTGCTAGCACGATGACCGCGCTCGAGCTCGTCTACCTAGCCGTGATGTATTGGATCATCTGCGGGCTAGTGATCCTGCTGCTGAGCAAGATCCTGCCCTAACCACTGCGCGATCGCCCACTCGCCCAGCTCGGACCAGAAGGGCTGCGCGCGATACCAGTCCACCCATGGCTTGTGGCCCTTGCGACTGTTGCAGCTCCAGCAGCAGGCAACCAGGTTGCTTCGCACAGTCAGGCCGCCGTGCACTTTGGGGATCACATGATCAAGCGTCGGGCTCCGACCCAGTTCGTCGCCGCAGTAGGCGCATCGATAATCCCAGGCGAGCAGCACCTGATCGCGCGCAGAGCGTCTGGTGACGAGCCTGGTCTCATCAATGTGCGCTTTGTCCACTGAGATCCGGCGGCAGGGGCATGGCCTGAACCTCAAGGCTCAG